GCAGCTGTAATACTAAATCAAAATAGAATATTACTTAGAGATATTGATAAATATAGAACTATTGAGAAAAAAGTAGATCAAACTGTTTACTTTTGTGAACCATGTGAAAAAGTATGGGAATATAAACTAAACGGTTCAGGATATTATTATAATAACACAGTATATTATAAACATATACCCTCTTATGGTAAGAAACGTAGAGTATGTATGAACTGTAAAGAAAGGAATAAAAATGACATCACCAAGTAAACAAAAAGGTAATCGTTTTGAAAACGAAATAGTTGCTCTTGCTGAAGCCTATGGACTAAGAGCTTGGGGATCTAATGGCAGAGCTATGGGTGAACATGAAGAAGTTGACTGTAAGATAGAAGAATACACAGTCCAGGCTAAACGCAGAAAGTCTATTGCCAAGTTCTTAAAATGCGAACATACTGATATAGTTGCATTCAGAGAAGATCGTGGAGACACATATGCTCTGATGCCAATGGAAATATTTTTAACCTTATTGAAAAAGTTGAAAGGCTAATTATGATACATTTTGGTAATGCTATACTTGGATTAAAATGTGGAAAATCTGATGATGAATTTGGAGAGCATGTATGTTTTATAGTCTATGTACTTTTTTCTAAAGTTATGCTAATAATTGACAATACATTTACCGATTTTAGAATAGAACTATTAGATAGAATAAAATTTTCTATCTCATTACAGTTTTGCGAAATTGGTAAGGGAAGATAATACTTGTTCAGTAGAGTATTTGGATGTACTTGACTTTTTTAAACCTAAAGACCTCCTAGCACTCTTTATCCAATCTGATGGGTAAAGAGCTAAATAATGTCTAAGTACATCCACTCCCCTGCCATCTCTTATTGCTGGTAATATTTTATTCTTCAGTCTTCCATACTCAGTACTCCATTGATAATCAGTATATCTGAGAACATCTTCTGTATTTTCTGTATAATCTACATTACCAAGCATTATTCTTGTAAAAGGATCATCCATATCAACTAAACCCTTAGCTATAGAAAAATATTTGAGATGACCTATAGTAGGTCCAGTAAATTCAGATAATAGTCCAAATGTAGCTTTAGTTTCGCTGTCATGTTCAAGTATATCTTTTTCTATTCTTCCTATTCTGTCTAAAGTTTCATTCTCAAGTATATTATTAAAATTAACATTCAATAAAATTGAACTTAAATTTATTAATCCAAACATACCTGCATATCTTAACATGTATTGCAGTTCAGGAGACCATTCAGCACTTCCTTTCTCAGAAAATGGATTTACTTTAAGATTATACTGACCAGCCATTATAGATTGTCCTGCACCTTTTACTTCACTCATATGTGTTTCAAGTAAACTTAAAGGATAATGAAGAAGATGAAATGCTATCTCACTAAGCCCTCCTTTTAAAGACTTGGTAACAGGAACTTGATTCTTAACTATATAAGATCCCTCTAATTCATCTACAATAATGTCCTGGCTGCCTCTTACATATTTATTTTTAGCAAATGGAGCATATTCATATGCCCAGCCATTTACCATCTTTAAAGCAAAATTCTTAGCAAATCTAGTTGATACATTCTCTTCCATTCCAGAAGACATTAATTCATTAAGCTTTGTTATAAATGATGTTCTGAACATCTTCTTTCTTTGATAGTTTTCTGTAATTCTATGAAAAAATAGTAATTTACTTAAGGTAACATCTTTTGCATTTTCCATTAAGTCTCTTAATCTTGTATCTCTCAAATAGAACTGTCCATCCTCATCATTAAACCTAAGTTCTGAATCTTTGTACTTGTCTCTTCCAATTGTTCCCTCTAGTATGATTGCAGAATCTCTAGGAGTAAATAAAAATCCTTCTTCCTTTTCTACCGTATCAGTAATTCTTCCAATAGTTTCATCTTGATACAATCTTTCAGCACTTCTTACAGCACCAATTCCTACCTTAGATAAATAATGACTAATGCTTAAAAAGTTCTTTACACCGCCAGTTATGTTCAATCCCATGGTTCTTGCTGTCTGGAACCCATTTACGTTCCTTACAAGGTCATTTATCCACTCTGGTCTGCGTCTTGCTCCTTCATTTGCAACAGCATATTCCTCTATAATGAAACTTCTCATTCCTCTTAAAAATGGGGTATCTCTTGTTGGAGCATCCCTCATTGCTTCAAGATAGGCAGCTTGTATATGTATATTTTTATTAAACTGCACAGCATCTCTAGAATACTTTTCTATAACAACAAATGGATCTTTTTCCCACATTACATTCAAATTACTGCGGTTAGAAGCTCTAGTATTTTCGGGTATTTTATTTAAATCTGAATATATTTTTTCAGTAATAGTTGACAAATTATTCAATTCAACCCTTAATGCACCCATATCATTTTCTGGTAAAATCTTTTCAAGTCCTTGTCTGATCTGATGCATTGACTCTAATGTCACTTTAGGAAAATAATTGCCTTCTTCAATACCTTTTTTTATTCTTTTACTGGCTGAGTCAAGCATATCTACAAGCTGTATATGCTTATTATCAAACCTTGAATATTTATGTGTTATGATATCTTTCAATCTATCAAATGACTTTATATTGACATCACCCATTTTATCCAGCAATTTATGAGTCTTCAGAACTGCCTGTACAATTTTAGGATCATATTGGACAGATTTTTCCTCTAAAGTAACTGGATCTTTCCAAGTATATCCTTTCTCAACAGCCTTAGATAACTCAGGAATTTCATCAGGTTTGCTTCTACTTTTTAGAATAATAAGTTTATTATACTCATCCAGCAATCTGCCCTTGTCTTTAGCAAGAAAATCTTTAACGTCATTATTTGCTGCTATCAATTCAGTTTCATCCCTGGCTTTGAATATATTATCTCTCAGTTTTCTAAATTCTCTATAACTCTTATTACCAAACCATTTACTTCCCATACCTTTTTTAATATGAGCAGATAATATTAAATCCCTTATATCTTGAGTTGAAAATTCCAGATAGCTTACTCTATTTCTTTCATAATTTTTCATACTCTCAAGTTTCATAAGAAACCTATTAGAAGTAGGGTCAAGTCTTGCCAGACCTCTTGGAGTAGCAAATAATCCAGCTATATTCTTAAATCTGCCGTTTAAATCTCTATTGTACGAATCCATAGCAATATTAAGTCTCTCTACCTGTCCACCTGTAAGAGTAAATTCTTTTGCAAAAGGAACATCCAATATATCTTCTGCCCAAGATCTCAAATTTCTCTCTGCCATCTCCTTATCAAAAATACCATCATTTTTTGTAAATCTTTTTTTGATATTATGCTTATTACTCCATCGAGAGAAAATAATATTTAAAACTTCAGCATTCTTATCTACTTGTGAAGGACTAATACATGGGACTAATGGCATTTTAACTCCAAGGTTTCAAAATTCTATACGTAGGGTAGGGCGACTTTCTTACAAAAAACCGAAAATTTTGTATATATGAGATAACTTTTTCGTTATTTTTCATTATGGACATCTTATATTATTTCTTATTCTCTCAATATTAGGATCATCCATTGTAGATCCTCTAAAGTCCCAATAGGTCTTCATTTTACCATTACTATCCATCTTCCTAACAAGATCACCGCCTCCAAGATAGAATTGTTTAGACCAATTGCTTAATACTGGATTGTGATACCAATCATCCATTAATGATTTTGCTGTTGTAGTATTAAACCTGCTCCAATTTTCATCACCAGAAAGTTTCATGGAATTGTACTGAGAAGCCTTGAAACTTAAAGCATCAGTTGTATAATCGTGGAATACATTCATGTCTTTTACAATATCTTCTATTATATCTTTACCAAATCTTCTTCCATCACTAAAATATTCTGCATTAGTCATCTGAGTATCTGTTCTCTTCTTCTTAAGCCATTTAAATATTGACTCAACAAGATGGGTATTCATTTTAAAATAAGGAGCTTCCATATTTCCACTCTTCCAATATACATTTCTCTGGATTGATGGCTGTATCAGGTACTTAACTAAACCATCCATCCCATATATATCTAATCCACCCATATCCCTATTATATACATTTTTATACTTCTCAAAGAAAGAATCAATGAGCATATCAGTTTTTGTATCTCCATAATAGAAGAAATCTTTTTTGTATATAGGTTTTTCTCTATTCCCATCTAATGCTTTGCTGTAAGATTCTCTTATGCCATTTTTAAGATCTGCAATATCAGCAACAAATTCATTAAATCTAAGAGGATCACCGTAAGGACTAATAAAAAGATCGGCTTTTAAATCACCCATAATAGTAGCTTTTTCAAATGCTTTGTTCCACTTAGCCTCAGCATCATCTACAGATTTATACCATACAGGTTTTGTATCTATTAGATACGTATATCCATTTCTGATTCTTTTTCTCTTTCCTTCATTAACATATCCAACATATTCTATCCCCTTAGAAACATTTGGCTTTCTAAGATTTTTTGTTGTTACATCTCCTGCTATTCTATACAAATTTCCACTTACTTTAAATTCTTCATAACCCCAGTTAACTTTTTCATCTGGTTGTGACTTAAAAAATCTATGTAAGTCCTTACTTTTATCAAGTATAAAATCGTTTGACATTTGTCTATCTAATACATCAGTAAGAACTTTTAATGTGCCTATTCTATCCTCTGCTCTCTCTATCTTATTTGCATCAGGAAAATTCTCTCTACTTAAAAGTTTAAGATTTCTTAATTGATTAGAGTATTGACTATCAGCTACAAATTTTAGTATCCCTCTCATATTAGCATCAAACATACCAGTACTTGGATCAGTATTCTTAGGGAGAACTCCTTCTCTGTTAATTAAATCAGAAATATAATCAGGGTTATAATCTTCAAATGTTAATAAAGTATTTACTTTATCATACAACCTGTTAAAAGACTCAGTTATAATCTCTCTTTGAGTATCAGTTTCACCTTTATTACTTCTATCATAAAAAATAGGATTCTTTGATATTGCATCAAGTACATATCCACTAACACTAGATTTTATACCATCAGTAGTACCATCCTTAAAAGTAAACTTCTTCTCCATAAATTCTACAGGTATCTCTCCAGTTTCCTTCATTGAACTAGTAATAAAATCCAAATTTCTACTCTTAAGCACACCAGGAAAAAAGTATTCAGCAATATCAGCTATTATCCTATCACGCTCTTTTGTATTGCCTTTCTTAAACTCTCTTCTTGCATTTGACATTAATTTTCTTACTAAAAATAAATTTGGATCATCATAAAAATCTCTAAGGTCTCTCCTAGCCTTACTAACTTCTGCTGTTGTTGGCTGTCTCTGTCCAGCTGCATCATATGTATCATTATCCATTATCCTGGCTTTAGAGAGCGTTCTATGCATTATATTAAACAAACCTCTTTCAAACTTGGTACCACCAAAACCTTCATCTGTAAAAAATGATCTTGTTGTATGGTGCTCACTTGGTTTTTTATAACTGCCTGTCTGACCATACAAATAATAGTTTGATATTGCTTCCAATTTCTCTGCCATTTCTGGACTTCCTTTCCATAAGTCCAGAGCACCCTGATTCAACTCTCCACTCCTTTGGAATATTCCCAAAGCATCTACACCTTGAAATCCCTTTATTGCTTCTGCTATATCAGCATTCTTTAATAATAGCTCAGGAGCTATAAAAGAATTACCATTCAATTGCAGCCGAGAGTTCAGTAAATAACTCAAAGTACCTTTTCTTGATATAAGACCAGAGACCACCCTCTTCTTTGTAATTACCTCATTAGCAATCCTATCAAATCCTATTGATCCTATTACACTTCCTGCTTTACCATCTTTGCCTATCCCAAACATATTAATTCTATCATTTGTTACTATATTCTCTAAAGGCTTATAGTCAGTTACATCTCCCATATCATTCAGGTAATCAATCATCATACTTTTAGGCATCTTTAAATATTTATATATATGATCACCATCAAAGTCTCTTTGTAAAGTCACTCTAAGATCAAATGTATTTAAAGTAGAAAGCCCATTCTGGGTGCTGTCTAAAACCTTCTCTATCCTTACTAAAGGCTGGTCTTTGCCTACTTTAGGTATAGCATTCAAAGTCATACCAAGCTGTATATCAAAATCTTTAGCAATTGTTGCATATTTCTTTTCTAATCCTATTCTTGCCCCTTTAGCAACCCATCGTTTAGCTCCACTTATTTTATAACCATCACCTTTCAATAAATTAATAGCATCACCTACAGTAGCAGCCATTACTTTACGTTTCAATGTTTCATGCAGATGTACAATAGTTTCTTCAACCTTTGCAATATTTTTCTTGTTAACTTTTATTCTCTCAAGATCATTTAACCCTTTTATATTTACATCTGGTGCTTTATTTTGAAAATTCATTAAAGGACTATAATGGGAAACCTTTCCTACTTTATCTACCCAGTATACAATGTCTAATCCGCTATCTTTATCTCTTGCTACAATAGGTATATCATTTAAAATATCATTACCTAATGTCTTTCGGGATAACTCATTAGTTATTGACCCACCTCCATATTGATAGGCAACATCATAAGTCCCTTTATCCACTCCAAACATAGTTTGACGGGTATCACTGGTTTTAAAAGTAGCATAGACGGGATCTCTTAAAGTATTATCTGCATCTATAGCACTGAATCCTTCTTCTCCAAAATGAGTAGCTCTTTTAGTAATTAATTTATAAAAATCACTCTGCAGCAACCTTAGTACTGACTTCTGTAATAATGGATTTGATTCCCTGCCACCCATCTCAAGTAATTCTTCTGTAAGTGTGTAATTATCAGTAGATAACTGCTGTCCAGTTTCATCCTGCCTTATCTTATACAATGCTCTTAGAAGTTCACCATTAGCAAGGTTCCTGTTTTTATTTATATTCCACATATCATCTATAATCTTATCAATATTATATAGTTTAATTGCCCGTTTTGTATGGTGAATATCTTGGAAATCAAACATAGAAGAAGAATAGTTTACTCCCACACCTTCATGAGATGTAAATGCAAGACCAATATTCCCATATGGAATTTCTATTTTATTAGGAGTATCTATACCTCTTAAATGATTCTCCCAACCAGTTGTTAAATTATTAATTGGGTCAATAATAAATGGAGTAACCTTTTCAAGATTAAGTGTCTTAGCTACTGTTCTCCCTATGAGTAAGTCAACTCCAAGATCATCCAGTATAGGAGTTATTCTGGGATCTGTAACTGTAAACCCTTTACCAAGTAAATCATTATGCATTATAGTTGTCTTAATGCCATTCCATCTTTGGTCTCTACCGTCTGGTCTTTCTCCTCCACCGCCTTTTTTAGCTTTAGTAGAAGCACCAAATCCAGTACCAGCTATTTTACCTCCATCCATAAAAAATGATTCAAGACTTTTGTATTTGCCTCCTGATATTTCACCAGTAAAATTATTAATTAATCTATCTTGTAAAGTATTTCCCGATGGTGATACCCTATTAGCAAACTTTCTTACAAGAATTTTTGCATTGTTAAAAAAGTGATCTTGTTTTGTGTCGCTTATTTCATCTTCAACAACTCCTATAGTCACAGTACCTTTTCTCAGAAGTTTTTTATCATAATCTTTAACTAATGGATCTTGATTATATCTGGATGACCAGGTCAATGCTTCTTCTGTTAAGATTGTTGAAGTACTTCCGTCTGCAAGAAAGCCTCTTTTAAAACTATTATACTCTATAGTGCCTCTACCAAATGATAGTTCACTTATCATTTCATCAAAAACAGGCTTCATAGTCCTGTTAAAATGAACAAACAGCATTTTTAATCTTAATATTTCATTTGATGTAGAAGTATTTCTTAGTAAATCACCAAAAGTATCTTCAAGTACTTTTAGACTTCTTGGTTTATTTCTATAGTCATTTGTTCTTTCAGAGTAAACTTCTTCAAAATCTCTATTCAATAAGTCAATATTTCTTGCTGTCTTAGGAAAAATAAATCTAAGATAAGGACTTAACCTCATATATACTTTACTGCTTTCTAATAGTTGGTCAGAACTATAGTCAGTAAGTGTTCTTAATTCATCAGCAGTAATTTCAAATTGAGTTTCTTTTGCCTTATCATAAAAACCTTCAAGTTTATCCATGTTAATAGGTATAGCTTTTTCAATCAATGATTGTGTTTTTAACCAATCACCGCCTATCCTCGCAGCTTCATCCATATTTACAAGACGACCATCCATCTTCATAGACCCAGTAAGAAGATAATAATCATATGTTTCATCTGGATTATTAGTACCTACTCTATCTAATGTCATTGTTGAAAGCGATCTTCTTACAGGCATATCAACCATTTTTAATTTGTCATGATCAAGTTGAATGACTACCTTATTAGTAGTAGAAAATATTTTATTTATTAACGGCTCTGCCTGAGCTTTATGAAATTTAGTATACTCACTATCAGCCTTACCGATATCATCAGGATATTTATCCTTTAAATCGCTGTATATATACTCTCTAAATACATTTTCTACTCTAACTGCTGGATCTCGGGAACTTACAGCATCATTAATATCCCTAATAAATGCATCATTAGGCTTGTTAACATCAGAAGTACTCTGCAAAGAAGGATATTCTATCATCATCTCCTGGAAATTCAGAGGTCTTTCTGAACCCAGCTTATCGCCTTGAAGTTCATTCAATAGAGTAGCAGATATATTATTGAATGTTGGCTGATAATGATTATACGATCTTGCAGTTCTTAAAACATTTGTTAATAATGCATCAATGTCTCTCCAACTTCTATTATTATTAAACTCTTCTACAAGTTCTGATAATGGCACTTCTTTATCTGCTAATTTTCCAGCTGCCAAATCTCTTAAACCGCCTACCAACTGTTCATACAAATCTTTTGCCTGTGAAAATGACAAATTAGGATCTCTTCCAGTAAGATGGTTTTCAAGTTTAATTGTAAGATTTGAAAGATTATTTTTCGATGTAGATACTTCATTGACCTCCTGACTAATAATATTGTCAAATCCAGTTATAACTCTATCATAATTATCTTTACTATAGGTAGCTCCCTGCAATGTAAAATCATTTATCCCGCCTTCCATAGCTCCAATCAAATTTTCAAGCTCTACATTAGATTCATCAGAAATAAGTTTATCTCTCTTCACTGTTTCCTGGAATGTCTTTACTTCTATTAACAAATCTTTAAGAGTGTCAGGATCTAATTCTTTTAACCTGTTAGGATCTCTAATAATATCTCCTATATCAGTTACAAGCTCCCTTATCTTTACTAATCTATTCTCTACAGCACTCGGCTGTTGTATATTATCTAATATTTTTGGTACTTCAGTAACAAATTCCTCTATTCTGCTATTACTATGCTGATCAACAAAATCAACCCACCTTTCCAAAGGCTGTGATGGGTCAAATAGAGGATCTCTAATAACCATACCTTTTTTGAATAGACTTTCAAATCTTCTAATAGATTCTTTTATACTTTTAGCTTCAGTAGTAGTTATTCCCACAAAATTATCTATAGCATTATCTTCAGGAACAACTATTCTATTTTGCCCTTCTGAAAATTTTGTAGTTACCAGCCCTTCTTCTCGTGCTTTATTCAATGTTCTAAGAGTTAATTTATTACCTCCGCTAAAAAGTCTAGATGCAAAAACATCATAAGCATTGCCATAAAGATCAAGCTTCCAATCACTTGGCAATCTAGCACTCATGATCTCAATCTTCTCTGCTATCTCTTTCAAGTCACCACTCTTTATTCCAGATTTAAATGACTCAGTAGTACCTCTGCCGCCTAACTCTCTTGTAAGATCATATACAGGCTTTATAGTATTTAAATACGAAGTAATATCTGGATCAGGATCTTCTAATAATTCTTTGCTTCTCTTACCCTCTATCTGATTATCAAATATATTTTTATTTAGCTTACCTTCAGAAGTTGCAAATGTATTAAGCATTGCTTCTTGTAATGTGATAATATTATTTTTATCAGATTCAACACCAGTAACTACTTTATAAATATCATCTTTAGCCTCAATACTCTGAATAGTATTTATCCCATTTAGAAATATATTATCTTCAAAAGGAAGAAATAAATTATGATGCCGATATTTTTCCCCCATGGATGTCATAAAATTGTCCATCTCTTTACCAAGGGCAGAATCATATTCCTCCATTGTCATATTCTTATCAGCAGCCAGCTTTTCAAGTTTCTCTCTGCTGTCAACACCACTTAAAACATCTATTTTGAGTGTACTTGCATGTTTATCTAAAAGATCATTATATCTATTTACATTAGGGATTAGAACTTCTTCATTGGGGGGATGTATTTTTCTTGCAGTTACACCCTGACCATCTTCTCTTACTACAAATGGTATCTTGAGATTCTCTCTTAACTGACCTCCAAAAAGCCAGTAATTTGATCTTATTTCATTTATAGTTTCAGCACCTAGGGCAGACTTTAATTCATAATGCGTTAAATTATTAACAGACTTACCTCCTATTTCAATAACAGATAAGTCTCTTCTTAAAGTTTCTAATGTTTTATTATTTATATCTTCTATATCTATAAAATCATACCTAGCATCAGAAGATTTCTTTAATCCATTATAAGCTGATAGCAATTCACGAACTTTATCATATCTTTCCAAATCTACTTTTTCAGATGAATCTCTAGACCAATCAATATTCCCTTTCACAAATATATCATCGAATGTATTAACTATTTTCTCTGTAGCATCATTATGACCATAAAGAACATTCATTTTGTCAAGAACATCTTGTTCTGTAAGTATAGAAAGCTGCCTGTCCAGATTTTTATGGTCTACTCTTAAGAAATCAAGAGCTTTATGCATATCCCCATACTCTCTCGACACATATCCCATAGCCTCTGAATGCCCCCATGCACCTCTGCCCTTAGTCATTAGTGCTGCCATAAATAAATGTGAAGATAACTCCTGAGGACTCATATCATCAAATGAACCATCTTTAAAAGCACCATAATTCATAAATAATATACCAGTGCCTATTCTTCCTTTAGACTCCCACAAATCACCCCAGTAGTTTCTCTTAAACCTACTAGTTAATTCTTTAGACACTCCTACTCTCATCTTATTAAGCAATTCCACCACATGTGGCAACGGCATACCATCTATTTCACCAGTAATCTCATTAAGCTTATATGCTGAAGCTTTTCGTTCTAATTCAGACTTTCCAGCATATGGGGTGCCATCTCTCATCGTATAGCCTTTTTGATTATGTGTGACCTCATTAATAAGATTTAAATTGCCACCCTTAACATTGACCTTCAGTAACTCTCTAGCAGTTATTTCACCCTTTATTCCCTGCTTACTCAGCTTATTATAATTTATCCTTTTATATCTTTCAAAGTAATCTCGGACACCCCTGGTAAGTGTTTCATTGCCACCCTTACCTATTGCTCTTATTAGGGGGAATCCTGCAGCCATTATCCCTACAGACATTGGTATCTGACTATAATCAGCATTAGTATCTTTAAGAGGATTATACTCATCCATATGTACCATAGAGTCTATCTTCTCTACACCAACAGCATGAAGTCCCATGTATAATGCATCTTGTGCAAACATGCCTAGATACTTCCGTATATTACCAGGATTTTGACCGTTTAATCCTGTCCTTGTGACCCATTCACCTATATCATTAACGTATCTTCCCTCTTTTAATCCTTTTACATATAATTTACCTACAGTTCTGGCTGCACCTGGACCAAATTCCTGTCCTGAATCTGTAAAAATCTTTCTAGCTACACCTGCACTTTGCCGTTCAAGATATTTAATTGCCTTAACAGAAGTTGTTACATCAGCATCTAACCCCCTTAAAGCCCTTACTGCCTCTCTCCCCTTTAATGCTTTTGGTAGATTTTTCTCTAATTCTCTATTTAATATTTTTGCAGTAGCATTGTCTAAAGCTCCACTTTTAGTTGCTCCATCCACAATGCCTTTAGCTATTAAAGTATCAGTCTTTATCAGGTCTTTAGCGGCACTTGTTACATACTTGTTAGCTCTAAATAATTTAGTGGCAGCTCTACCACCTCTTCCTATAATAGCAAACGGACCAACAAAAGGAGCAAATAAGGAAAGACCTTCACCAGTAACCCAGCCAGCCTTCTCCCAATCATTCATCTCATCCCATTTCTTCTCTTCTTTTACAAAGCCAGCAGCTCCCCATGTCAATCCACTCACACCACCCCAAGCCACATTGCCAAAAAAGTCAAGAGCAGCATTCATACTGGTTACTTCATCTACATCAGAAATTCCAACCTTTTCCTTATACCAAGTAGCCCAATCAGCATTTACATCAGCATTTACATCAGCAGGAGCAGCTGCTGTTGGCGAATTAACAAAATTTGTAGCACTCCTTTGCTGTAAAAAATTTATATATTCTTGAAGAGTGTCATTAGCCATTTAATACTATAACCTATAAACCTTGTTCTTCAAAAGGAGAACTTTCTTGAGTCATCTGATCTACAAGCTGATCTTCTACAGCCCCTTTTGGAGTACCCTCTGGAGCATCCTCAAAAATCAGTGGATATAAATCTGGCATACTTTTAGCAAGATTAAATATATCCCAAGCAGTCCATAATATTCCTCCAAAACCTACTCCTGTTGATACCCACTCTGGAAAAGCAAATGCAGCCCCACTTAAAGCTAATTTTCTTGCTGTTCCAGGAGCCGCATGTGCTAGGTATCTTCCTACACGTGCTGATACAGAAGGGTTCATAAGCTTTTTCGCTACATCATCCCATCCTTTAGATGCTTCTTTTCCAATTCGTTTTTTCATCTCTGTTGCAACTTTGTCACTTATCTCTTTACCTGCTTGATCAGATGCTTGATCTGCCGCTGTTCTGACTGCAAAATCAGATCCCCCCTCTGTAAGACCTTTCTTTACAACTTCACGGTAAGCAGTTGTTGAAGCTTCCTTAGCTACTACATCCATTACTTCTGTAGCCATACCAACTTTAACTTCATTGGCAATAGTGCTAGCTATAGCAGGAACATAATTGTATATCCCAACAGCACTTGCTCCTCCTACTAGAGTTGATGCACCTTCAGTCATTCCTAACTTCTCTTTTGCAAAATCTCTTCCAAATCTAGCACCTCTTATTGCAAGTGTATATGCTACTCCTTTAGACCCTCCAGCTCTTATCCTTGGCTTCCATCCTTCAGGAATACTAAAATCCCTTCCAGCAGCATATCGTAAAATTTCTCCACCACCAATGGCAATTGCAGGAAAAATCTTATCCATGGTGTCTTGACTAATATCTATATCAGATATATCTCCTAAATCATCCAATAGCCCTTTGTCTTCTTCTGTAGGCTGATATAATGGATTTGTAGGTCCAGTACCAGCAAGTGAAAAACTTGTTCCATATGCACCGCCAAACTGATTCAAAGCATTAACTGCTTCCGTATTAACATTTGGATCTACTAAATCCAAAACAGCATTAAGAGCAACATTTGTACTTTCTGGAGAAGTTGACTGTGTTTTAAAAGAGTCAGTCCAATCTGGTTTCCACGCTGAAGTATCTGGTAGTTCTGTTTTTAAAGTATCATTTGCCATTATGTACCTCCATGTATTTTATTTGATATATCTTTTGCTTTGTTAAGAATCATCTCATCTGTATATCCAGGATATGCCAATCTAAGTGCTGTATTAATCTTTTCTCGTGTAGATTTACTAGCCATATATTCTGTTGGTGATAATTTACTTAGTTCAAAATCATAAATTATATTTTCTTCAGGAGCCATGTTAGTATATTCTGTTACAGGTCTATCAAGCCCTCTTTCTCCAAGAGTATAACTTGGAAGAATAAACTTATCAAGTTCATCTAAATCAATATTAAAATACTGCAGTACATATTTTTTAAAACCTGGTCGTCCTTCTGATGGAATCTCTTTATATACCGTTTCCAATCTATTAACAAAATTTCCTAAGCCTCGTACATCTTTAATCGCACCTTTCGTAGCAAAACTTTTAAAAGTATTATGAAGATACCCGATCCTCTTCATTTGTTCAGCTTCTTTGAATTTCTTAACTTTCTTAGTATCGCCTTTATTAACTGCAAGCTCAGGAGCTAAAAAATCTATTACACGTACATTCTGTCCACCTGATAATCCAGTCATCAGCAGTAATTTTTCAGATTGACTTGCATCTTTATTTGCAGCAGTTGTCTTTAAATCCTGAAAATATCGAGAATTCGCTACCCATTCTGAAATATTTTCAACAAGCTTTGATGTTGATACTTGTTTTCTTCCCTTTTTTGTTTCTATTTCTTTTAAAGACTCTTCAACTGCTACCTTTCTCTGCTGTTCAAGACTCCTTAGATAACCAGGTATCTGTTCTGGCTGTGTTTCCATCCACTTAGCTATTGTTTCTTTTGGAATATTAAATGTCTCTGCCAATCTTCCTGCTTCCAAATCTGCCATATCATATGTTTTGGGATCTCCCTTTTCATAAGTTACAACAGCTGTACTTCCCAACCCCTTCTGCAGTCTCTGTATATTTGCAATTTCAGTTAACTGGTTTTTAATTTCTGTTTCATATGCTGCTATATTTTGATTTATTCCCTTAGTGTCCAATTGATACCAATCTAATAAATTCTCTTGAATTTCAACCGTATCTGTAGCGTCTACAGGGGAAACGTCACCTAACAAAGTTTTATATGCAGTACTGCTTGTAGTATAATTTTCCTTTGTTTTAGCCAACTTCCTTTCAGCAGCACGATGCAATTCTCCCAGCATCACAATTTTCTCAGTTTTACTTTTCTCTTTCCTATCTAAATCTTTATCAATAAGCTGTGCAACTAGACCAATTAAGCCAGTAAATGCCTCTGATGCTGTAGTGTCTACACGTGGTCTTCTATATGCCATTAATTTCTCTTATTATTGGTGTATATATCAATTGCATCCAGAGCATTGCGTCTGGTATAAGAAACTTTATCATTCAGCCAATCACGCCTCTTGCTGCAGCCACCACATTCCTTGATCCTGCCACCAGAAACCTTCTTTATAACTTTAGAAACTGTATCTCCCAAACCTTTACTTTGACAATTATTACAACCTGGCATTATTATATCCTTTATGATTGTACATATTGACCACTAGTACTATCCCAAGTCCAATTACCTATAGTAGGATAATATTGTCCAAATGAAGATGGTGGTTGTGTAGATCCATCCCAAGAGGACATCCAATTCTGATAACCTCTTGATATTCCATATGGTATATTTGATGGAGGATTTCCAGGAGACTCATTATCCCAATCATTTTGATCATTTTGATCATCATCCCTATTCCAAATATCTGTTCCAAGAAGACTAAATGCAAAATCTTTTTGTCTTTGTTCCCAAGCTTGTTGAGCACTAAAAATATCACTCTCTAAACCTTGACCTATATCTGTTATACCTTGCTCTAATTGAAGCTGACCAGTTTCCAAAGCTTGCTGATAACCTAAACCACCTGAAGCTATAGCTTGCTCATACGCTGTTTTTCCTAATCCAAAAGACCTTTTATATGCTTCACTAATATCTCCTGTTTGTTGCCTTTCCATCTCTGTAGCAGTACCAGAAAATGACATACCACTTTTCCGTCCTGCCTGTCTGCCTAATCCAAATGACTGCCTATAAGCTGAACCTGCTTCAGCACCAATACCCTCTTTACGCCCTCTCCAATCTTCACTTAATTGACCCTTTTGCAATCCCCAACCTTTGCCTAACTGTTCTTCTCTTGTTCCCCAAGCACTTTCAAGCTGACCAATATCAAATCCTGCCTGCCTGGTAAGAAATTCTTCTTTTCTAGGATCATATGGATCAAAATATTTTTTCCATTCTTCTCCCGCAAGTGAAGTATCTGCAAAAAGATCTCCTAACCC